CAGGATTCGCGGAACGGTCCTTGCCAAAAGGACTTCTCCTCATTGACGGCAAACCCAAGGATGTTCAAAAGCCTCACAACTAATTGTGTGGCTTCTTTAACGACGATAATATCGTCGCCGAACACCCCGAAGTTTGGCAGTCGTTGTCTCTCGACAATGACACCGTCTTCTTCTGAGTACTGACAACGCTCAGAAGGCCTACGAACCAATGGTATATCCATCGCTTTGTAGACTGCGGAGACGACACAGCTAAATATGGCGGTCTCTAAGGGAAACGTGAAAGCGTTACCCATCGAGGATACCATATGCAGCACCTCCTGCTTGCCGTCAGGCAGCAGGCATCTGGGTGATCGACAGAGGTCTAACCAAGTGACGAAGTCACTCGGGAAGAACTCCTTGATCATCCAGTATGACACAGAGTCTGAAGCGGCCGAAAGATCTATTGTTGAATAGTTCTCCGACATGCTCCCAACTCTGGCCAGGTCGCGGTTAATCGCCTGTTGGTCTTCTAAGTCAATTTTATAAACTTGACGAAGTCGACGTTCCAGGATGCTCTTGATCCCTTGCTGATAAAAGCTATTCAGCGTGGGCTCAGTGCAGATTACTCGCGATGTGTCATCGTTTTTAGGAACGAAAGTTAAACGGTTACCTTCCACAAGCTCGTAGTCACCATATTGGTCTCGGCGTTGCCTTTCGGCATGCCTCCATGATGGAACTTTATCGAGAATGTGCTCGTACATCGAGTAGAGTCTACGAGAAGTACTAGATAGAGGGCTCGAGAACAGCTTCGTATAGAAGTCTGTTCCATGAGCCTTCACACTAGCACCCGGTCCGACGTCCCCTTCTGCCAGGATCTGGTTGAAGGAGCTGACGATTGGGTTCCTACCTCTGTTACAAAAACCGTGAACCTCTTGTCTAAAGAGGCCAACGAGAATTTCGTCGCGGAGGTCGGTTACTTCAAGCGACCATTCACTGCATTGTAAGTTACTTTGCAGGAACTTCTCAAGGGCAACAGCGTCAGCGCTTGCGTTAGTC